GTTACACCAAAGCAAGAATGGGAGATACAAACACTTTTAAACGGTGTTTTAGTTGCTACGACTAACGAAGCTGTTTTAGTACCTGATAGAAATATTCCCGGATACCTAGGTTTTCAAAAAGTTGACATTTCTACTTATAGATTTGATTTTGATAGCTCAACAGGTATCGACGAAGTAAGGATATTAGTACGTGATATTGCTAGTCCTTTTACTATAAGAAGTGAAACAAAAGTTTACAAATTACGTAACGACTGTGAAAAAACTATTACTTTATCTTGGCTTAATGAACTAGGAGCGCAAGACAGTTATACTTTTGCTGGAAATATTAATAGAGTAGGAAAGTACAAGGATAGCACTTTTAAACGGGTTCGACCTGTTGCACCTGTTAGTACAGATGTTGGTGATTTAGTTTACAAATCAAGTTACAACTACGAATACGACCTTTTCAGCGATAGAATACCAGAAAAGCACGTCGAATGGTTAAGTAAGATGCTAATTAATAAAAGGGCGGCTATACAAAGTAAGTTTGTTTCTTCAGTTCCAGCTTTAGGGTCTACAACCTTATTTGGTTCTGTATCTGTATCACAGCAATACGGTGTATTGGTTGATGGTGGTAACGGTTTTATGTATGCGCCACCTCTAACGGGTACGGCTGTACTAAAAATAGATAAAGCAACAAATGCAATAAGTAACTTTGGTACTTTTGCTGGTGGATTACCAAAATGGAACTCGGCACAAAGGGCGCCTAATGGAAAAATTTACTGCATACCTTTTTTCAATGATGATATTTTAGTTATAGACCCGTCTAATGATACTACTTACACTATTGCAGTTCCAACAACAACAGGTACTTTTTTTAAATGGCAAACTTCAGCTATAACTTCAAGCGGTGTTATTTACGCCCCACCAGCTGGATCGACTGTAACAACTATTTTAAAAATAGACACTTCAACAGATTCTGTTACTGAATTTGGCAATGTTTTACCAGCTCCAGTAGGTTCATTTAAGTATTTATCTTCTTGTAATGCTTCAAATGGTTTTATTTACTGTTTTAGTGGTGGTAACGAGGCTTTTTTAAAGATTAATACAGCAACAGACGCTTTAACAAGTTTCGGCAATCAAGGTACAGACGCTTGTAACAGCCACACTTCTTATGAAGTTAATGGTTTTATTTATGCTTTCGCTTACTCTTCAACGTTACCACCAGTTTCACCGTTTAACATTATAAAAATAGACGTTTCAAATGACAGTATAACAACTGTGTTTTTAGGTAATGTAGCAAGTGGTCATTTGATAGCTGAACTAGGGGCTGATGGTTTGTTTTACTTACTTCCTTACGCTTCTGATTTTATAAGAACTTTCGACCCTGCAACAAGCGCAATAGTTGATTTACCAACAATACTTACCAACCCCGAATGGGCAACCAGTGGAGTTTCTGATAGTGGTGATATTTTCGGAATACCTCAACTAGCATTGTCTTTAAATGAAGAAATGGTTAGAATCAGCTTTGTATCTTCTAGTTCTGGAGTTGGTAAATATTTTCCAATAGTGATAACAACAGAAGAAAGTACTTTAGAAGATAAGTTTTCACCTGAAACACTTTTTAGGGTTAAATTTAGATTAGCTAACAGAAGAAAAGGAATTAAATAATGAGAGACTTACAAATTCTTATACTTGACAATACAGGAGCGCAATTAGGCGAACTTGAATTAACTGATTCAGATGATTTTGCATTAAAGTTAACTAAGTCTTTAGCTTCAATTAACAACATTGGAAAGCGTAACACGTCTTTTAGTTTAGATTTTGAAGTACCACAAACAAAGAACAACAATAGACTCTTATCAGGGCTTAGATTCGCAACAGCATCAAAGGAAATACTAGGACAAAAAGAATGTTCGATTGTTGTTGATGGGAACCAGATTGATAAAGGTTTTTTATACCCGTTTGAAAGTACTTTAGATGGTATGTATAAACTTAACTTTAAAGGATTAAATAATGATTGGGTTGAAAAATTACGCGACGTTGAACTAAACCAACTTAATTGGAGGGACTACAAAACAGGGTTAAGAACTGAAGACGCCTTAGAAAGTTATAGTAATAATCGGTTTATAGCTTTAAACGGGCAAAATTCTGTAAATGCTGATTTAGTTTACCCGTACATAAACAGAAATAATGCTTGGTACTCTATTGACTTTAGGCCGCAACTGCATTTAAGGTCTATTGTATTATCAATGTTTGAAAAGATAGGTTATACGGTTTCTAGTGCGTTCTTAGAAAGCGATTGGATAAAAGGCGGTACGGGTGTTCAATACTTAGATGCTTACGCCCATCTTTATACTCATTTTGGACTTAGTGTTGATCCTGCGTTTCAAATGACAAGAGAAACACAAGATTTAATAGGTCAAACTATAGAGTATTCGACTTCAGGAATAACAGGAACTTCAGACCCTAACACGTGGAACCCAAGCGAAACAGTAGGAACTTTGCTTTTACCAGTTAATAACAGCGTGAGAAGTGTTTACAGGTTCCCAGCCTCAATTAACACCGTTGTAACTGATAATTTTGGAAGGTTTAACACTGCTACAAGTGAGTTTACTGTGGGAATATCTGGTTCTTACCTTGTGAGTTTTTCTTTTAATAATTCAACTGGATATTATGAGGATTATGGAGGTACATTTAAGCCTTGGGCTTTTTCTGGTTTTGGTTCTGCTTCTTCAGGTTTAGCACCTTCGTTTACATGGTACATTGTTAAAAACAACCCAAGTAATACTAGTATAAATAGTTTAAACGTATTGTATAAAGGTAGTGTAGCTGGTGGTAGTGGTCAAAACAATATGCCGAACCAAACATTAACGCTTACATCTGGCGATACTGTTTCCGTTTTTTTAGAATATAATGACGATGCTTCTGGTTTTCTTGGTCAACCACAACTAAACGCACCTTCTTTAAACTATTGGAAAACCAGAATTAATAATGGTTCTGTTTTAAAAATATCGCCTCTATCAACGGTTCAAATTGGTACTGAATTTAGAATTAATTCACACATTCCAACTGGTATTAAATGCTTGTCTTTGTTACAGGATTTTAAAACAATGTTTAACCTTTATTTTGATGTTGACATAAACAGGAAAACGGTAATTATCGAACCTCGAGACGATTTTTACAACAATACCTTCTTAGATATTACAGATAAAATTGATTTAAACAAGCCACCAACACTTAACTACTTAACAGGGTATAAAAATGAAATGGTTTTCAAGTATGCCGTTGATCCAAAAGACAAATATTTAGAACAGTACAACAAAATAAATGATTTAACTTATGGTGAACTAATCTATGAAATGGGTAATAATACCCGTTTTGAAAAAGGGCAAAGCACTTTAAGCACCCAGTTATTAAGCGCGACAATACAAGGAGAGTTAAACGGCGCTACAACTAACATAATTTCATCAATAGTAAAAGAAGAATATTTAGACGCTGATAACCTTAACAAACCCACCAATTCAAATTATGGTGCAAGGGTTTTCCAATTAGCAAAAGGAAGGCAATACGACCCAGCAGGAAATGTAAGAAGGCCTTCAGGATCAACGCTGTCAACTATTGTTTTAACTGGTATAATGGAAGATTATGCTAACACTCCTACCTTTGGTGATAGAAGATTAACCTTTAACGCTACAAACGGCCTAGTAGAGCAGTTTTACGCTAAAACTTTAGCTAACATAGAAGATACAGTTATCTTAACGGTTGATCTGGTTTTGAGCTTGTACGAATTTCAAGCATGGGATTTAAGAAAGCCTTATTACATAAGCGAACCAGCAGAAATAGCAGGGTATTATATTACTGATAGCATAAAGAATTTCAACGTAACAAAACAAACACCAACAACCATAACATTAGTTAAGTTTAAAGACTTTACACCCGTTGTGATTGCTCAAGGCGTTGGTAATGTTCCAGTAATAGTTATACCACCACCACAACCTCAAGAAATATTCGTAACTGTTAACGGTGCTATTGTTCCTTGTTTAGATAATAATTTACAAAAAATGTATAGAAAATAGAAAGTTATGGCTGACGATGTAATAATAAAAGTAAGGTTAGACGGTGCAAACGAACAACTTAAAACGCTTAATCTTTTACAGGAGGAATTAAACGCACTTGCAGCGGAAAAAAAGAAGCTGTCAAAAGTTGAAAAGGATTTAGTAAAAGAAATTGATGAATCCAAAGGGGCAACAGACGAACAGACAGCGGCTCTAAAAGATTTAGCTGAACAACAGGTACAAAATAACCTAATTCAAAAACAAACACAGCAAGAATTTAACGAGACTTCAAAAGCTGTTAATATTTCTGCAAAAGCAAATAGGTTAGCTAAAGGTTCAGTAGCTCAACTAGCAGCGCAACACGTAAAAGATAAAGACGCTTTAAGGCTGTTGACTGAAGAAGAAATAAAAAACACCAAAGTAGGTAGGGAGTTAAACAAAAAAGTAAAAGATCAAGGGGAAAAACTAAAAGAGCTTGAAAAAGGTTACGGAACAACAGCTAGGAATGTAGGTAACTACGGCGACGCTATGACGGGTGTACTTCCTATAATGGGTGGATTCGGTCAACAAATACAAAGTATAGTTACTCAGTTAGGGAGCGTAAAAGAATCAATAGGGAAGTACACAACAGCCCAAAAAGGAGCAGCGGCCAGTACAAAAGCGACAAATAAAGGGTTAAAATCTTTTAGAATTGCTCTAATAGCTACTGGGATTGGTGCTATTGTTGTTGCTTTAGGCGCTTTAGTTGCTGCTTTCTTGTCTACTCAACGTGGAGTTGATGCCTTAACAAAGGTTTTAAGACCGCTTCAAGAGATAATGAACTCAATACTAGGAGTTGTTCAGAACTTAGCAACAAGCGGCCTTGATAGGTTAAAGAAAGCCTTTGCGGATCCAAAACAGGCTGTTATTGATTTAGGTAACGCAATAAAAGACAATTTAATAACTAGAATTTTAGCAGTTCCAAAACTAATAAAGGCGGCGGCTGGTGCTTATATTAATTCGTTTAAGTTAATCGGTTTAGGAATTAAGAAAGTTCTTTCAGACGTTCCTTTAATTGGAAAGTTTATTGATAAAGAACAACTTGAAAAGGATTTAGAAACAGCTAAACAAGAAGTAACAAGCTCTTTTAGTGAATTAAAGGACGCTACTATTGAATTGTCTTTAGGTGTTGACGCTGAAAAAGTAAAGGAGGCTGCTAGTGCTGTTGGTGATTTCTTTGGTGAAGCTGCCGAACGTGGTTCAGAAATTGACAGGATCACAAAGCAAATTGAAAGAGCTGGAATTAGTTTAAACCGAGAAAGGGAAAAGGGGTTATTAATTTTTGCTCAACAAAAGAAAATCGCAGAAGATACCAACGCAACTACACAAGAACAACTTGTGGCGGCTGGAAAAGCTCAACAAGCATTAAAAGACGTTACTAAGTTAGAGGTTGATCAAGTTAACAGACAAGTAAAACTGGCTAAGTTAAAAGCTGTAGGAAGTGACACGGATATTGCAGCGCAAACAGAAATCCAAGACTTAATAGCAGAACGCGAAAGAATAGAAGCTCAAGCAACTGAAAAAAGTATTGAAATTAGGAATAAATCTAACAGCATTGCAAAAGCTGCTGAAGATAAGCGTTTAAAAGCAATTGACGACATAGCCAAAGCAGAAACAAAAGCCGCTGAAGAGAAGATAAAACAACAAACCGAACTAATAGACAAGCAAATACAAGGTTTAGAATTAGCAAGGCAATTAGAATTAGCAACTATTGACGAAACCAATGAACAAAAATTAGAAAAAGAACGTGAATTACTTGATTCAATTGGGGCTTTAAGAGTTGAAAAAGCAAAGTTAAACGGCGAAGAAGTTGCAACTGTTGAGCTAGAAAACAAAATTGCTAAAGCTGAATTAGAACAAGAAGCACAAGCAGGGATAGACGAAAAAGAAAAAGAACGATTACAAGCAAACGAGGACTTTAAAAGAGAGGTAAACGCTGCAACTGCTGACTTAATAGCCGATTCAGGAAAAGCATTATTAAACGGGTTCGAATCCAGATCAAACAGGGAAAAAGATATTGAACTAGCAAACCTTGACGCTAAATTGCAAGGCGGTTTAATTACTCAAGAAGAATTTGAAAAGAAAAAGCTAGAAATTGAAAAGACTGCTTTTAACAAAAAGAAAAAGTTAGACATTGCAGTAATTGCGATTGACTTAGCGAAAGAACTTTCAGCTATCGCAGCAGCAGCAGCGGCGAACCCTGCAAACGCTGTTACTTTTGGTGCCGCTGGTATTTCACAAGCAGCTGTTTTAAGTGGAATTGCAATTGCAAGAAGCGCCGTACAAGCTGGAATAGTTGGATCACAAAAGTTTTCAAAGGGTGGTGTAATTCATGGAGCTAGTCACGCTTTCGGTGGTGTAAATCTAGGTAACAATCAAGAAGCTGAAGGGGGTGAAGCTATTATAAACAAAAGAAGCACAGCAAAACACCTTCCTTTGTTGTCAGCTATTAATCAAGACGGCGGCGGTGTTGCTTTGGGCAGTGTTGCTTCACCAAGTACAGGAGCTTTAAGCAAGTTCGGCAACGGTGGTATAACTAACAATGTAACAAATCAAAGTAGCAGTTTAGATTTAGCCGATTTAGAAGCTAGGATAGCAGCTTCAATCAACACTATTAAGGTTCAGAACGTTGCTTCTGAAACAACCGGAGTAGCTAACAGGGTAGAAACAATTCAAGATTCAGCAAGTTTTTAAAATAAAAACATCGACGAACATTAAAAAAAGCTCGATTATTTAATTTATATTTGAATAACATTAATAATTAAAACTTTAAAATTATGGCTGAATTTTGCCCATTAACAGACAACATCTTAAATCAATGTGGTGATGATTTTCCATTAGCTGGTTTAGGAAACATTTATTTAGCACCAGTACGTCAATTAGATGATAGTGCAACGGTATTTGGAACAACTACACATGACATTACAACGTTAGCTTTGCAAGCTGGTGGTTTCTTCATGCAAATCGAAGGAAAAGTATCTACTAAAGATTTAGCAAGTGAAAACGCTAAAGATGGAGGTGGTAACGTTCATACTATTACTGCAAATGCTTTAATTCCGAACTTAGATAAAGATAAATCGTTTTTATTAGAAGAGTACGGAAAACAAAAGCTAGTACTTATTTGTGAGCTTTACGAATTGGCTGCATCTGGAAACAGAAAAGCGGTTGTAATTGGATTAGATAAGAAAATGGGTTCTGATGCTGGTGCAACTTTCGCTTTCAATACAACGTCTGAAGCTGAGCAAGGAGGTGTAAACGGTTACAACACTATTATAACAGCAACACAAGGCGAATCTGTAAGGTTCTTTACTGGTTCTATTGTTGTAGAAGATGGTGCAACAGGTACAACTGTAAACTTAGGATAAGATTCTAGGTTTTTAATATAAACTTAAAAGCCTTGCAAGTTAATTGTGAGGCTTTTTTTTTAATTTATTTGTTATGGCTGAAGAAAAGAAGAAAAAAGAAGTTAAAGAATACACAGTTAATATTAAAAGTGTAGGAACTCAGTTAAGTTTTAAAGGCAAGGTAATTAAGTTAAACAACGGGTTACCACAATCAACTTTAAAAGCCTTGTATGGTTTGGGGCTTAGATCGATAACTAAAAAAGTTAAATAATCGTGGCTAATTTAATGACAGCAGACGAAATTAAGGTTATAGTATCGCCAGTGGTGGCGCTTGATCCTTCTTTCTTTAGTACATCAATACAGTACACAGAAGATACGGTGATAAGCTGTATTTTAACCGCTGGTTATTACGCTGATTTAGTTGCAAAGGTTGCTTTATTGCCGGGAACACCATTAAGCGCAAACGATCAAGCAGTTTATGACATTGTTGTAAATGCTGAAGCGTACGCGGTTGCTTTTGAAGGGTATTCAAAAGACTTAGAACGCAAGACAAACAACCAAGGGATAATGGAAAACCATACCCAATGGAGCAAATCAGCGGCGGCAACTTCAGCAAAAAGAATCTTAGCAGTTATAAAGCAAAGGGAGTTCGATTACTGTTTACAATTGGGTAACTTCTTAATTGATAACGCTGCAACTTATCCTTTATTTGTAGAAGATGACATAATTTACGAACCTAATTTTCGAAGATTCTTTCCAATATGAGTAATCTACATTTATTATTAGACGAAGCAAACAAGCACGATCCGAAAGGGTTTATTCCTGCTACTATTAACACGTTCCCTTGGAAGGATGAACTAGGCTTATCAACTTATCGTGAGCAAATGGAGCTACCAAAAGCAATTAATTTTGTTGATGGTACACTGGCAGCACCTACAACGGCTGACGGTGATATTTACGTTCTTATTGGGGCTGGTGTAATAGATGGTTCGTGGGGCGGTCTTGCTACCTTTGGTGATTGGGTACGTTTTACAAACTCAATAGCAAACCCCGTAACGCCTGTTGACGGTTCTTTATGTTACAATGTAGCTACTACTTCATGGATGGAATATACTGCTGGAGTTTGGGCTACTTTTGGTGGCGGAGGTGTAGACACAAACTTACAAACAAACGATTTAACACTTACTGATCCTTCAAGATTTTACAACGTAAACGGTAACGATTTACAGTTTAAAGATGGGGCAAATAACAGGTTAAGAATAAATCCTAATGGGGTTGCAATAGGAAACACGGCAACACCCGTAGCAGGAACAGCTTTAAATTTAGTTGGTGAAAATTCACTAGGTGCAAGTAAGGCTTTATCTGTAGAAAACGCATCTGGTTTAATAGCTTTAGAGGTTTTTAATGATAGGACTGTGGTAGCTGGTGGTAATTTTGGAATTGGGATAACACCAACCGCAAAACTACACGTATCAGGTGATACTAGGATAGATGGTAATGCAACAGTAAATGGAAATATAGCACAATCTGACACAGTTATTAACAACACAATAACAGGAACCTCAGCGGGTAGCCTTTCTGATTCCGCTTATTACAACGACACGGGCGTAAGGGCACAGTTTTTAATGGGTGGCTCGACATACGGAGTTGGTGGAAATTTAGAATTAATTAACAATACTTTCGGAATAAGAACAACTGATGATTTTCCAATAGGCTCAAGGAATGGAGTGATTAAATTCTCTTTAGGTGGTGACTTTACAAATGCAAACACTAGAGTAAAGTTTACGCCTACGGGTGCTATATTTGGCGCAGCAGTTGGTTTAATATCGGCAGGTGCAGAGCTAGACGTTAGAGGGGCAGCAAAAATAGCAACAGATTTAACATTAACAACGGGAGACATAACACAAACAAATAACGTAGTAGTAAACACAATAACAGGAACCTCAGCAGGTAGCCTTTCTGAATTTGCTTATTACAACGACACAGGTATAAAGGGGCAGTTTTTGATGGGTGGTTCAACTTATGGCGTAGGTGGTAATTTAGAATTAATTAATAATAGTTTCGGAATTAGGGGTACAAATGATTTTGCTATAGGTTCAAGAAACGGAGATATTAAATTCTCTTTAGGTTCTAATTTTACTAATGCTAATACAAGGGTAAAGTTCACATCAACAGGTGCTATATTTGGAGCTTCGGTTGGTTTGGTGGCTGCTGGTGCTAAACTTCACGTTGTAGGAACAATAAGAAGCGATCAAACAACGGTACTTAGTAAAACAATTTCAACTGATTTTTTACCTATTAACGTTAATGGAACGGTTAGGTATTTAGCTTTATACGATTAAAACAAAAAACATGATTACAATAACAACACCAAACGAAGAAAAACTTTATTTTAAGGGTACAACCGTTGAAATAGATAACGTATTATTAAGACTTGAATTTGCATCACCACAAGATGGTAAAACTATTCAAGTAGCTTTATACGCTTATGGTTCAGAAGCTGATTACAACGCAGGAAAAAGCACAATTAATTTAGATGGTGTAGAAGGTTTTACTGTTGCTTCAAAGTATTATGATCTTTCAAATAACGATGATCCTGAAACTTGGAAAGCTCAAACAATTTCGGTTGCACATGATGAAGTAAAAGCGTACCTTGACGGCTTAAATTATTTAGCAACTATTTCAGGAATTTAAAAAACTTAAAAAATGGCACGAAAAAAGAAAGCACCAGTAAAAAAGGTAGCAACTATTGAAGAAAGAATAGAAGCGTTAAAAGGACAACAAGCACAAGCAGAACAACACGTTGCAAACTTTAGCGTGACAGCTACAAAGTGCGCTGGAGCAATTGAAGCTTTAACCGCTGTTTTAAACGATCAAAAAAAGAAATAATGAAAGAAATAACACTAGCTAAAATAAGTTTAATCTGTTTGTTTATTCAAACCGCTTTTGCTAGGGTTTCTTTTAATGAAAGCATTGATTTTTTAGGTAGTCATATTAGTATAATATCGTTTTTTATAATATTGGTTGCGAACTGGCGTAAAGTTGTAACGCAATTAAAAAACTGGTTCAAGTGACTAAAAAAAGAAAGCGTTTAATTAATTTCTTAACAGCCTTGAAAGGGGTTGTTTTAGTTGGTGGTGCTTCGGCTTACATTACAGAACACGAACACATTACCTTTTGGGTTCTTGTTGCGGGTGCTGGTATTGATGAAGCTATCAAGTTTGTAAAAAAAGACATTAAAATAATTGAAGAACAGTAATGACTTTAGATCCTATCATACCACCAGATCCAATTGAAGCTAATGTAGACTATCGCTATGATGGTTGTTATCAATCAATGGTTTTGGTTATGCTTCAAAGGCTTATCGACGCTTCAGGCGGTGGAAGTTCAAACCCTCAACTGCAAGAAATCATTGACGAACTAACCGAGTTGAACGGTAAAGTAGCAACAGAAGCAACTTTAGAGGCTGCAAGGGTATTACTTGCTTCGTTAGATTCAAAGGATTTCGCAACAGAAACGACCTTAGCTAGTGTTAAGTTGGTACTTGATGCAATTGCATTAGATACTGCAAAACTTGATGTAAATTTAAGCACTAGAGCAAGTGAGTCTACATTAGCTTTAATGGAGGCTGTAACTTCACAAATGACTTTTACAGGTGGCAACTTAAACGTTAACGCTTCTGTAAATTTAGGTAGTTCGTCTACATTTGGAGATAGCGCACCTTATACAAGCCTAACACCAACAGGAGTAAGTCAAACTGTTTTATCAGCAAACACAGACTTTAAAGAGGTTATACTTTACCATGAAAACAAAAAGAAAGGATGGTTAAAACTTGGCGGTGATCCGGCTGTTATCGGTGAAGGTTTCCCGTTAGAAAAAAAACAAATTTGGGTTCTTGATAGGTGTAGATCAGAAATAAACATAATATTTGAGTCTGGTTTTGATGCTAAAAAACTACAAATAAACACTACAAACCTGTGAGTAACACTACTGTAAATAATTTTTTCGATAATTTATTCGAAATTTCATTAGGTAACGGGTTATCTTTACAACCAAGGTCGCCCTTTAATGAAATACCACAGGACGGTATGTTTACAGTTGACGAAGACGGGGACTATGTGCCTTCTGAAGACCCGACAACAATAGATGACCCTTATTACGAGGCTGAAGGAACCGACATAACGATTAAAAATTTATTATAATGGCAACACCAAATATAAAACCGAGAGCAAACGAAGAGGGTCAATTAGGTGTCCTTAATAGGATATGGCTTAAAATTTGGGCTAAAACTATTTTTGTTTCTGGTGAAATTACAGACGGTACTAATTCGGTAACTGTTGCTGAATTAATGAGTAGTTCAGACGAAGTTTTTACAAACGTAATTACACCGCCAACATTAACAGCTACAGTAGATAATTACGAGCCTTCAGGGTGGGAAACTTCGCATTTAGTACGTCAAGATATAGACGCTAACAACAGAGAGATAAGCGGTTTAAAAGCACCAGACCCTAAACGATACATAGTAAAAAGAATTAACAACATAAGCTTAATTAATGATTTAAGATTCTTACATAATGATGGTGGAAGCGATGAAGACAACAAATTTTTATTAAGAGATAACGGTGACAGGGCAATAAGACCAAACGAAACGGCTGAATTTTATTACGATGTAATACAGTCTAAATGGAAACCTAAAAACAGAATAGGATAATGAGTAAATTGTGGATTGAAAAAAACGGAACTTCTGCATACTTGCAAGAGATAGCTCCGGCCGTTAATTATGAAGACAAAACAGATAGTGTTTTATGGTGGGAAAAGAGTTATAAAAAACTTAACGTAAACTATTACCATTTTCTTAAAAGAATACAAAACATAATAGTTCCTAAGGGTAGTTCAACTTATAGCCCTTTAAATTTTGACCAACTAGACAACCTTTCTGAAGAAGAAAAAGTTATAGCTGTTAAGTATTGGGTGATGCAAATACCTACTGACAGAATAGGAGATGAGTCTTGGAAAGTTACAAACGATCAGGATTCAGAGAATATTAAAAACCTTTTGCTACTTAGTAAAATAGGAAGGAGTTTAATAATTGAGCAAATTAGAGAAAAGATAGGCGACCACATGAGGCTTGGAGCTATTACACTTGAGCAGACACAGAGGTTTTTTAGGATTGCTGATAATTATGTAGACGGTTACATTAACACATCAGACCCTATTTTTAAAGCTTATATGACTAGTATATCGGTTACTGTTGACGGTGAAATATCAGACTTTACAAATAATGGATTTATTGAGGAGTCTTTTAGCACACAACAAATACTAGACGACTGCATGAGTATTTACAATGGAACACATTATTAAACTATGAAAGGATTTATTTTACTTTGTTTAGCGGTTTTAATGTCTATTGTTCTTTACCCTTTAGGCTGGATTTATTCAATGATAACTTTTAGACTGTCATTTAAAAAACTTGGCAAATGGTGGTTTGTAATGGCTTTAAGTGTTGACCAATTAGGTAACGTTGTAATGTCTACATTGTTTAACGATCTATTAATTACTAAGTATGGTCATAAATTTGGCGACGAAGATCAAACCGTAAGTATGGTTTTAGGAGTAAATAAAGCAATGGGAACACTCACAAGGCTAGGCAAGTTTATAGCTGATGTATTAAACAAAATAGACCCTAACCACGTTGAAAAAGCAATAGAAAGCCATGAAAATATCAAATCACGTTAGTTTAAAAGAAGTTTCAAAAAGTCACACCGCAATAAAAAACGGTATTGATAACACGCCAACAGGGCAACACCTTTTAAACATTAAGGAACTTTGTTATCACGTTTTTGAACCTTTGCGAGAGTGGGCAGGCGGCGCAATTAAGATTAATTCAGGCTTTAGAAGTGAAGAACTAAATAAGATTATAGGGGGTGCGAAAAGCTCACAACATTTAGCTAATAACGGTGCGGCTTTTGATATTGACGATACATTCGGACATAAAACAAACGCTGAAATGTTCAATTACATTAAAGACAGTTTGCCTTTCGATCAATTGATATGGGAGTTTGGAACAGATAACAATCCTGATTGGGTTCACGTTAGTTATAAGGTAAAGGAAAACAGGCATCAAGTATTATACGCAAAAAAGAACAGCAAAGGAAAAACTTATTATGAACTCGGTTAAAATTATCTTCGCTTTATTTGTTTTGGGTATCTTAGCAGCTATAATAATACCGACACTATGAAAGGAATAATAACTTATATTTTCATTGGGCTAATAGCAATACTTTTATTTGCTTTAAGTTCGTGCAGTTCAGAAAAAAGGCTACAAAGAAGGGTAGAAAGACACGGCATTAAAGAAAGTATAGGCTTTGTAATTAATAAATATCCTGAATACTTCAAGTCAAAAGATACTATTATACATGATACTATAATAAAGTTTGATACTATCATACCACCACAACTTGACACGGTGCTAATATTAAGCGATTCTATCGGCTTTTATCATTACCGTAGTGATAGTCTAACGATTTTAATAGATAAGCTAACAGGGCGCTTAAAACTGAACTACAAACCTAGAATAATATATTTACATGATACGGTTACGGTTTCTGTTGAATGTCCGCAAATAATTTGTCCAGATTGTGACGACTTAATAGATAACACTAAAGAAGGTTCAAACTTTAAATGGTGGTGGTTAATCGTTGCTGGTGTTGTATTAGGTGGCTTCTATATTTGGAGCAATCGAAATGTTAAAAACTAGCTAATCAGTTTAGTTTACTTTTTTGTATATTTGTTTATGAAAATTATTGAGTTCATTAAATTATTAGCTAAAAAGAACAATACAAATATCAAAGAACTTGGTGTTAAAATTGGCCGAGGTGGTTCTACTTCGTTTTGGCGAACGGTTACAAGCGGTAAAATTCAAGCTGATGAATTAAAGAAAGTAATTAACGCAACTGGCGAACCTTTTGTAATTATCTACAAAGGCGAAAAAATAGAAATTAAATAATTCCTTGTTTTAGTTGGTTTTAACTTGGTTTGAATGGGGTTAGTCTTAACGGGCTAACCTTTTTTTGTACTTTTTTGTAAAATAAAATGTTGAAAAGTTGTGTGGGAATATATAAAATTGTATATTTGGGTATGATAAACGCACTATTAATAACAGCAAGTATTTTTTTACTAACCAAATTAAACTAAAACCAATGAACAAAGAAACAGCTTACGATTTACTAATAATGAACATCAATGGAAACTTAAAAGCCTACGATGGTTTACTTCTGAATGTTAGAGAGGAACTTTTAACAGCTTACAAGACGCAAGGAAGCGAACCTTTTATCAGGAGCTTAGAAGATTTAGCTAAGAAGTATGAAGCGATATTAGGAATATTAAACAACTTAAAATAAACCAACTATGAAAAACATTTACAAAGCATTAGCAGGATTTCAACAAGAAGTACCAGCGATTCACCAAGGAACAAAGGGGTACGGTTACACGTACAGCGATTTAAAAACAATCTTCAAGGTAATTAACCCAATATTAAAAAAGCACAGCTTAGGGTTTACGCAATTGCTTGAAGGTACAAACATTAAAACGGTAATATTTCACACTGAAAGCGGTGAAGCAATTGAAAGCATTACAGAAATACCTCAAAACATTACATTAAAAGGAATGAATACGTTTCAAGTTAATGGATCAGGAATAACTTATTACAGAAGGTACTCTTTAAGCTCAGCTCTTGGTTTAGTTACAGATGTAGATAGCGACGCAAACGGCGAAGAAAAACCAAAACCAGCCGAAAAGCCTACACTAGACGAAACTAGATTTGAAGCAGCTTTAGAAGCTATTGACAAAGGAACTTACACGCAAGACGAATTAAAAGCAAAATATAAATTAACTAAAGAACAAATCGAAAAATTATGAAAAACTTATTAGTAAGATGTTCGAGCCTTCATAAAATGATGACGAACGCAAGAGGTAAAAATGATGAACTAAGCGCAACGACAAAAACGTGGCTTAAAGAAATGGTAAAAGAGGAAGTTTACGGGTACAAAAAACAGCTTGATACACCAGCAATAACAAAGGGTATTGACTATGAAAATCTTTCGATTGAACTTCTTAACGAAGCTACTTTTAACAGCTACAAAAAGAACGAAGAAAGAATTACTAACGACTGGCTTACTGGTGAAGCTGACATAGTAGCACCTGAATTAATACGCGACGTTAAAAGTTCATGGAGTTTAGAAACTTTCCCAGCCTTTCAAGAAGATGCAAACGCAGCAGTAAAGAAAAGCGGTTACGATTGGCAATTAAGGGGCTACATGATGCTTTACAACAAACCGAAAGCGACAATTGATTACTGTATGATTTCAACACCTGATAGTCTTTTGAAAGATTGGGATAATAAAAAGATTCATAAAGTAGATGGTATTGATCCAGTACGCAGGGTATCAACAGTAACTATTGAACGTGACGAAGCACTTGAGGCAAAGATGTTAGAGCGTTACGAGGTGGCTAACAGGTATTATAAAGAATATTTAAACGAACTTAAAACCAAATAACATGAACCAAAAACCAAACATAATAGACAAACTAGATTTAGCTTTAATCGACCATAACAGAAGGTTAAACCAAGCAAAACACGAGATAACCAACTATGAAAACTTAACACACGGCGAAATAGCTGGTTTACACGTTGAAATAGCACAATTAGAATTTTCATTAAAAACTTTAAACTTTATTAAAAATGATTAGGCCGGAAACATTTGTAGGAATGAATATACCAAAAGGAATTAGTTTAGAAAGCATATTACAAGCGTCTTGTAAACTCACAGGAGTAAGCAAAGAAGAAGCGCTAAGTAAATCAAGGTTTAATAAAATACCTTATTGTAGACAATTGTATTGTTATGTAGCTTATCATTGCAATAAAAAACTTGGTACGGAAAGACAATCACATAGAAAATCACTGCATGAAATAGGAGCTTTAATTAACTGCGATTATTCAACAGTATTAGCAAGTAAAAACAAGATCCAAAACCAATTAGGTATTTATGACGATGTAACGCAAGACATTAAAATAATTCAAGACGCTGTTATGATACCAAACATTCAATTTAATACGAACGTAGTTAATAGTTCAACAGTGGGATATTATAATACACCTGAAAGAATGAGTAAATTAGTAACCAAATAAATAAATAAATATGAATCAAAAAGGAAAAGTTAAACAAGTAGGAAATGAAGAAGTAATTTCTGATAAGTTCAAAAAACGTACAATTTGGATTGAAACAGAAGATAAGTTTCCGCAAGTTGTAGAATTTCAAGCAGCACAGGACAAATGCGACCTTCTAAACGATGTAAAAGAAGGGCAGGAAGTAACGATACATTTTAATTTACGTGGCCGAGAGTGGACAAATAAAGAAGGAGTGGTAAAAGTTTTTAATACTTTGGATTTGTGGAAAGTGGAAACTGGCGAACCGTTTTAAAACTAAAACTTAGATTTTGTAAGCCTCTAATTAACTTTAGGGGCTTTTTAAAATAAATTAGTTTAAGTAAACCAAAAAGTTTACATTTGTACAATAATATAAACCAAAAGCATGAAAAAAAACAAAAACGTTTACGAAGCTTCTTTAGAAAGAATTGATTTTACTTTTAAAAACTTTGATAATATTTACTTATCGTTTTCAGGAGGTAAAGATAGCGGTATAATGCTAAATTTAGTTGTTGATTACATGAGGTTAAACAACATAACAAAAAAAATCGGCTTATTTCATATTGATTATGAAGCGCAATATCAAATGACAACAGATTATGTAGATCAAGTTTATACCGAAAATGAAGATTTATTTGATTATTACAGAGTTTGTTTACCTATTGCTGCACAATGTTGTACGTCAATGAGTCAATCTTATTGGTTGCCTTGGGAGGATGAAAAAAAAGAACTTTGGGTTCGTGATCTTCCTGAAAACTCAATAAATGAATCTAATCATGATTTTGATTTTTACAAAAAAGGTATGTGGGATTATGAGTTTATGCTTTCTTTTTCCGAATGGATACACAAAAAAAATAATGCAGAAAAAACAGCTTGTTTTGTAGGTATAAGAACTCAAGAAAGTTTAAATAGGTGGAGAGCTATACATTCAGATAAAAGTTATAAAATATTTGAAAACAAGAAGTGGACTAAAGAAATATCTAAAAACATTTATAATTCGTACCCAATATACGACTATATTACAGAAGATGTTTGGATAGCTAATTCAAAATTTAATTGGAGTTACAATAAATTGTACGATGTTTTTTATCAAGCAGGAATAACAATTAATCAAATGAGGGTTGCAAGTCCTTTTAATGATTCGGCTTCGGAAAGTTTAAAAATGTATAAAGTAATTGACCCTAAAAACTGGGGAAAAATGATAGGTAGGGTGAACGGTGTTAATTTTACAGGTTTATACGGTGGGACTACTGCAATGGGATGGAGGAATATTAAACTACCAAAAAATCATACATGGAAAAGTTACATGGAATTTTTATTAAATACTTTACCTGAAGAATCAAAAGAGAATTATAAAAAAAAACTTGAAACGTCAATAATATTTTGGAAAAATAGAGGAGGTTGTTTATCTATTGATGTAATAGAAAAGCTAAAAGCTGAAAATATTGATATTGAAGTAATTGAAAATACTAATTACAAAACGCCAAAAAAACCCGTAAGAATGGATTATTTAGATGATGTTAATATCAAGGAATTTAAAGAAATACCAACCTATAAAAGAATGTGTATTTGTATTATGAAAAATGATCACCTTTGTAAAACAATGGGTTTTTCTTTAACAAAAACAGAAACTCAAAAAAGACAAGAAGCAGAAAGTAAATATAAAAACCTAAAAAATAAATAAAATGAAAAATTACAAATCACCAGTTTACGACGTAAAAAGAATACACATTGATAAAATTAGGGCTAATAGTTACAATCCTAACAGCGTTGCACCTCCTGAAATGAAACTACTTGAAACATCTATTTGGGAGGATGGTTATACTATGCCAGTAGTTTGTTATTACTTGAAAGAAGAAGATGTTTATGAGATTGTTGATGGCTATCACAGGTACACAACTTTAAAAACATCAAAAAGAATATTTGAACGTGAAGAAGGTTTTTTACCTGTTTCAGTAATTGATAAAGAACAAGGTGATAGAATGGCTTCAACTATTCGTCACAATAGGGCTAGAGGTAATCATTCAATTGAATTAATGAGTAATATTGTAGCTGAATTAGTAGAAAGTGGAATGTCGGACGCTTGGATATTAAAGCATATTGGAATGGATAAAGACGAATTATTAAGGCTTAAACAAGTTACTGGTTTAGCTGCTTTGTTTTTAAATAAAGAATTTTCACAAGAACAATGATTCAAATTTATCACAAATATACAGAATGGGAAGATTTTAAAAACGGAATGTTTGACACTTCATTTAAAAATGAATTAACATTAATTAAAAAAGCCTCTGAATTATTAAGTAATGAAAAAGAGTTTTACAAAATATCTATTCAGGTTTTGGAAAACTGGAAAATTTCAACAGATGTTAATTTAAGCAATAAGAATAGCAATAGGCAATCTTGGATAGGTCAAGCAGCTTGTTGTTACGCTTATAAAGTACCTGAGTTATTAACTCGTAAAGCATGGAACGGATTAGATCAATTAACTAAAGTAAAAGCTAATTTAATAGCTGATAAAATAATATTATTGTATGAAAGAAAATATTTTGAATTACATAAAGATGTGGGAAAAACGTTGTTATTTTGATGGAATACCTCAGGAAATACCATCAAGATTAAGTCAATTAAATAAAGCTCCATCTTACAAAGAAATATGTTCAGCGATTTTAAAAAATGATTTATGTTTAAAAACTTTAGGTTTTACACCTAAGAAAAGTAAATATTACAGCGATTTTAAAAGGGTTGAAATAGAGCAAAGAAAAAACGGAAAACCAAAACAATTAAGATTATTTTAAATGAGGTATTTAATAAAAAGAAACTACAAAAGTATAGTTAAAAGGGGGCTTATTAACGATAAAACACGTTTTAAACACTTCATATCAAAGCTGTATGAAGAAGTTAACGAGCTTCATCATAATAAATCAGCACAAAACCTACGCGAAGAACTTGCTGATGTTATATTAGTAGCGTTAAACATGGCAGAACATTATAAAATAGACATTGAAAAAGAACTAATTAATAAAATTAAAATTAACGAAAAACGTTAAATCTAAACTAAAAAGTGTAAATTTACAATTATGATTAAAGTATCAAATATACAAGAAGCGATAAAATCCAAAGGAATTAAAAAGAGTTGGTTAATTGAACAACTAGGAGTATCAAAGAAAACGTTTTATTCTAGGTTAAAGGATAAAGAGTTTAAGCCAGAAGAAGTAAGTATTTTAAAAGGGCTTGGATTAGCTTAAAAAAATTTGTAAATAAAGTAAACTAAAAAGTATCATGGCAGAAAAATTACCATACTTCAAATTCTTTACAGGTGAATGGGCAAACGGATCAATTACACTAGAAAATTATTCAGTTCAAGGTGTTTTTATTAATGTTTGTTGCTTTTATTGGTCAAAACAAGGCAACGTTTTAAAAACGCAACTTGAAAAGAAGATTCGCAGTAAAAAAGAATTAAAGGTTTTATTTGATGAAGAAATAATAAAACTTGAAGAAGAATTTGTTATTATCGATTTCTTAGATAACCAAATGGTAGAAAGGGATTCGGTAAGTAAAAAGAATAGTGAAGCGGGTAAGAAATCAGCGGCTAAAAGAGCAGAAAAACGTCATCGAGAATCCAACGAAAAAGCAACGCCCGTTGAAATTACGTTCAACGAAAAACCAACCATTAAGAATAAGAAGAGAAAAGAAGAAGAAGAGAAAAGAATAAGAAAAGAAAAAGAACTAAAGGTGTTCGATTTATTTAATCGCTTTTGGGATTTATACGATAAGAAAACCAATAGGGAAAAATGCTTTAAAAAATTCTCGACCTTAAAATATGAAGAAATGGAAAAGGTTTTTTCGCACCTTCCAAATTACGTAATCTCAACACCAGACAAAAAGTTTAGAAAAGATCCGTCAACTTATCTCAATAACAAATCTTTTAACGACGAAATAATTATAAGCAATGGAAAAACAGGACAACAAGAATCTTTTACAGATAAATTCTTCAAAGGCAGTACAGACGTTTGTTGATAAAACGGTAACTCTTTACAACGGAACTCTAAAAATTAGGGACTTTGCAGAAGATAACAAGGTTTTTTGGACTAAAACAAGAATGACTTTAGCTAAATGCTCGTTGATGTTAGGCAGTAAAGTAGCGCCAACAGACGAAGAATATTTTGTTTTAAAAGAAACCTTAATTAAAAGTTTTAAGGATTTTTCACCAGAAGAAATTGAAGACGCTTTTGATAAGTTAGTAGCTGGTAAACTGAATGTTGAAGCTGATAAGTACGGGAAAATTACAGCGGCTTATTTAGGACAGGTTCTAATAGCTCATAGGGATCTAAGAAACAAAGCACTAGCTAAAGAACTAAAAGACCGGCCAAAAGAAGAGTTGATAGCAACACAAGAAGACAGGAACGAAGCAAGAACTAATTTTTTAAACAACTGTCTTTTTAAGCCTTACAAGGAAATAAAAGAAAAAGGTTTTTTTGATGTTGATAGGTTTATAGCTAAACAGCTTTATCAAATATTTTTAAGAGCTAAACTTTTTAATGTTACAGAAGAAGAAGAAAAACATTATTTTGATTTAGCAGAAAAAGACCTTTATAATGACGCTAAAAAGGATCACCAATCACATAAACCAATTTTAAAGTTTATGGAAAGCGTTAAAGAAATGAACAGCGGAAAAAGCAACACTATGCACTTTAAGATTTTAGAACGTGCAGCGGTATTGTATTTTTATGATTACATTTTGAACTTACATAAAAACAAAAGGGATATTAAACTAATAGCTAAAGAATTATGAAAAACAATGTAGTAAAATGCCCTAACTGTAAAGAGGGAAAACATTTACAAAAGCCTTTAAAAAACTATCCTAAAGAATTTACATTTTATCAATGTGATGTTTGTAGTTCTGTTTGGGAGCTAGAAAAAACAACAATCATAAAAGATATTAGGCTACACCAAAACAAAGGTTCTCTGGGATCAACAATTCAAGTTGATTATGGTAATGGTTGGGAAAAAATTAAAATACATATTGAAGAATGATTAAAAGAAACAAATACGGGGCTGTAAAAGTCCTTGCCTACGGTATTAAATTCGATAGTAAAAAGGAAAAGAAGCGATACGACGAATTAATCTTACTCATTAAAGCTGGTGAAATTCAATCGTTTGTGCATCAAGTACCATTTATTTATTTAGTGGATGGTAAAAAAATGTTTAAGTATGTCGCTGACTATGTTATAGTAAACAATGATGGATCAAGAAGGGTAGAAGATGTTAAGGGTTATGATAAAAAAACTAAAAAGTTTAGAACCACGCCTTTATTTAACCTGAAAAAAAAGCTAATTGAAGCGCAACACAAAATTAAAATAGAACTTTATTAACAAACAATTAAAAACAAAAATCATGTATTACAACACAACCAACGAACAAGGCGAAGATTTACGGGAATTAATGAACAAAGCAATCAATCAACAGGATAGAATTGTTGACTTCTTTAAGTCTAACAAATGAAAGGAGTTAACACCACCTGAAGTACTAAGGGAAATATTCAACATTAACACACCTTTAACTAGTGTTCGAAGGGCTATTACAAACGCGACTAATCAAGGGTTTTTAGTTCAGACAGGTAATAAAAAACAAGGTTCTTACGGTAGAAGTAATTACTGCTGGAAATATAGAGGTTAAAACCAAGCGAATTAGACGATTATTTAAAATAATAGTTGCACAGTAATATATAATATTGTATATTGCAGTATGGAAGCAACTAAACTAATACAAACAGAAATCGAAGCAAACGGAATTAAGTATGATGTTGATTTAAGCCTTCAAGGTTTATCAACTGATGAAATAACTTGCGTTCAAGCAGAAGTAGAAAGCGTATTTGATTTAGAAGGTAACCCAATTACAAACAGGGAGGTAATTAAAAGCGTTGAACGTAATGTTGAGGTTGAACACTTAGCGCACCATTTTAGTTACGAAGATTTTCATTAACAGCCCTCGACTAATTCGGGGAATTAAAAACAAAAGAGATTATGGAAAACAAACTAAAAGAAATTGAAAGGCTTTTTATTATACATGATGAGCTTAACGAAAAAAAGAAAAAAATTGAACGACTAATAAAAGAGAATTTTTTAACTGCGATTGATTTAGAGGAACAAAAAAGACGATTCAAAAAACTTATTGAAGGCAATTTATCAGTGATTAAAGGATTAACCAAAAAACAAAAGTGATGGGTTTAATACTAGCAGCGATACTAATAATAACAATTTTAATAATAGCAATAACACACGAAAGTTAAACGTTGTGTCCTAAAGCAATATCTAAATATGGGTAATCTTCATTCATAACCAAAGTTAATCAAATAACAGGTATAAAAAGACGACATTTAACAAGGTAAAAGCTGTTTTAAAACATAAAAGCAGTATATTAAACAAATGTTAGATAGAGGTTTAATAGCGGAGTGTATAGGGTTAGTAAAACAACGCCCATCAATAACCGCTTCAATGGTAGCTGATGAACTAGAAATAGATGTTTTAAAGGCTACGGAAATACTCTTCCAGCTCGAAGATTGCTGTTTAATCGTTTACTTTGGTGGTTTTTTTGCCTGTACTGATCTAATAGATTTGAATTAATAGATAATTTCGTATATTTACCTTATGACAAAGAACGAAAAGATAAGTGATAGCATGGAGGGAAATACTAATGCTGAAAAGTGGACGATAGAAAAAGCAACCAAACTATTCACCGATGCAGTTGAGTTATCAAAGAATACAGACTACGATTTTATTGGTGAAATAGCAAAAGACTTAGACACCTATATTGATGTATTTGATTATTTAGTAGATAAATTTCCTGAGTTAAAGAAGTATAAAAACAAAATGAAGCGCAACTGCGAAGCTAACTGTTTTACGAACATTAAAAAGGAAAACATTAATACTGGTGCTGGTATCATGAACTTAAAGAGTAATCACGGCTGGACTGATAGAATACAAAGCGACCACACAACCAAGGGCGACAAGCTAGAAACGCAAATCGTTGTAGCATCAAAAGAAGTAGCTGAAGAAACTTTAAACTTCATTAATGACGTAAAAAACGAAGAAGAATGATATTAGTTTATGCAATAGGTTGTATAGCGTCTTACTTCGTTTCAAGGGCTGTACTAAACGGAAAGCGGACAGTAGGTAATGTACTAACATCAATACTAATAGCGTTGTTTAGTTGGCTTGGTTTAGTGTGGTTAGGTATAACTTGGTTAGCTTATAAAACTTTAAGCGTAAAAAAAGAGTTTTAAGTTTGTGTCGTCTTATATAATATTGTATATTCACAGTATTATAAATCAATAAATAATTATTATGAACAAAAAAGTAGAAGAGTTAAAAATTGAGGGCGTAACATACGTACCTAAAGACAGTGTAAAAACTGAAAAAAATGTAATCGAAGTAAACGGAACTGATTCAGTTTGGGTAGTAGGTAAGAAGTACCTAATAAGAACTGTTACAATGATTCAGTTAGGCCAATTAGAAGCGGTAACAGATAAAGAGTTGTTATTTTCTGGTGCTTCGTGGGTTGCTGATACTGGTAAATTCAGTGAATGCTTAACTACTGGTAAACTTTCTGAAGTTGAAATGTTTGCTAATAGTGTTATAGTTGGTCGTGGTGCTATTGTAGATGCTACAGAATGGAGTTATGAACTCCCAAATGAAACAATATGATAGCGGCGGTAATGAGAGAAGGATTCGATAGGTCTAGGTCTGGGTCTAGGTCTTGGTCTTGGTCTAGGTCTTGGTCTAGGTCTAGGTCTGGGTCTTGGTCTTGGTTTTAAAAAAATAAAAATCGTTCTTACCCTTATTCGCATAAGGTAAATAGGTTAAGCCCCTTCAGGTGGAGATTTGGAGGGGTTTTTAATACAATCAAATGAGACTAAGTAACACCTTCACGAAAACAAGAAAGGCCTATCAAGAAGGGTACAGGTTTATCATAAATTCCGGTGGTTCTCGTAGCTCAAAGACGTACAGCACATTACAACTGCTTTACATACTGGCTAAAAACAGCCCTAAAAAAAGAATCATTCACGTTATTTCTATCAGTATCCCACATTTACGGGATGGTGCAATTACTGACTTTGATTTAATCCTGCAAGGTGAAGGTGAAAACCTAGATGAGGTAAAAATTAAAACGCCATACACTTACACAATAGGCAAAACCACAATTAGATTTATTGGAGCTGATAAGATAGGTGGCATACTAGGAGCGCAACGGGATATTCTTTTCATCAATGAAGCGAATAATATGAAGTGGAAAGTAATACACCAGCTTATTCAAAGGACAACTGAAACAGTGTTCATTGATTATAACCCTAGTGTTGATTTTTGGGTAGATCAGGAAGGGATCAGCGCAAGAGATAACGCAATAGTTCTTAACAGTACTTTCCTTGATAACTTAGAAAACCTTTCACCTTCACAAATAACAGAATTTAAAGAAGGAAAGAAAAAGCATGATGAAGAAGTAAGTAAGGGAATACAAGGTCATTGGTTTAACTGGTGGCGTGTTTATGGTTTAGGAAAGAAGGGAGTTGTTGAAGGTGCTATATTTAATAATTGGAGTATTGGAGAATTTGACGAAAATATTCCTGTTATGTACGGTATTGACTTTGGATTTAAAGACCCGTTCACGTTGTTAAAGGTTGCATTTGATAAGTCAACTATGACAATCTATTTACACGAAGAAATATACAAAAGCAATCTAAGCCCTAACGAAATAATTGAGCTTCTTAACGCTAAGATACCAAACAAAAACAGCGTTATACTTGCTGATAGTGCTGATCCTACACAAATAAGAGGTATAAAAAATGATGGTTTTAATATAATGGGACTAGGTAAAGAGAAAATTGTTATAGGTATTAGGCACCTTCAAAACTGGAGCTTTAAAGTAACGCCTAACAGCCTGAATTTAATACGAGAACTAAATAATTATGTTTGGTTAGATAAGACAGGAGAAGTACCAACAGATACCGAAAACCATCTATTAGACCCACTTCGTTATACGGAAAAATTTTATAGGTACAAAAACTCTTAATTTTTTATATTACTTTTATAGGCATGAGTAATATTTTTACAAACAAAACACAAACGCCTGATTTCTGGAATGTAATTAACGGTTACAATTACAAAAGGGCAACAGCTGACGAAATAGTAAAACAAGGTTTTTTAGGAAATGAATTAGTTTACGCTTGTGTTTCTTCACTTGCTAGGGCTTGTGCTTCTACACCGATTAGATTAATGAACGGTGATAATGTTGTAATGGATAACGACCCCGTTTACAATATGTTTTACGATCACTGGAATAGTAAGCAAGGAAAGAACGAGGCAATGTATCAGTTATTTGTCAACTTATTTCTTCATGGTAAAGCTTACACATTAAAAAAGTCTGAAATGATAGGCTTTGAAACTAACGAGCTTTGGATATTACCAACACAACAAGTAACACCAGCACAAGAAACAGTATCATACTTTGAAAACGTTCCTTATTACACCTTTTCAGATAATACCAATTTAAAAAAGTACTTCAGTGAAGAACTAATCATATTAGAATATTACGATCCTTCACAACTACAAGAACAACAAAGCGGTTTAAGTCCTTTACAAGGTGTTTGGGATATTGTGAACGCTTCTAACAATCGTGCAACAGCTGAAAAAGCAATGTTAGAGAATAGAGGTATCAGCGGTTTAATTAGTCCTAAGGCTGCAAGTGGTGACGCTGGAGCGTTAGGATTCTCTAATTCAGTTATCGAGGTTGTACGAAAGGCCTTTGTGGGTCTTACTGGTGGTGCTGATAAGTTTAATAAAGTTGAGGTTGTAGAACAGGCGGTTGATTTCACACAGTTAGGGATGAACGCTAATGATATGAAAATTATCGAAATGCAATTACCTCACATTAGGAGCGTTTGTAGGGCTTTGAATTTACCTTCTCAATTGTTTGGTGATTATCAAAGTAACACATACAGCAATTATAAAGAAGCTAATAGAGCTTTTCAAACTAATGCAGTACTTCCAAACGTTGACCATTTTATAAACCAATTTGAAAAGGATTTATTTAATCCATTGAACGCTGTTACTGGCCAGAACTATTGGTTAAAGGTTGCAAAAGATGAAATAGAAGCACTTGCAAGAACTAAAGCTGATGTATTGAAGGACTTGCCGAACAACATTAGCGCAATGTTATTAAGCGACATTACACCCGAACAAAAAACAGCATTACGAACGGAATTAGGACTAGATGAAAACGGATAAAACAATAAAAGGAAATAAGTTAAGCGACATTAAAAAGATATTGGACGTTAAAAAGAAGAGTTTAAACGATAAAAAACTGGTAAAGAAATGAGCGAATCAAGAAACACAAGGGTAAAACAAGTAACAAGGGACAAAGAAGAAGCGTTACTATTAAAAAAAGGTGCTGTAAAAAACACTGATAGCCCTGTTTTAAGTCCGATACTGGGACGCGTTAAGGATGATGAACAAAACAAGGCATTATTAGAAAGGAATTTACCACTTGATACTGAAGATGCTGTTTATCGTACTATTATAGCGAATACTTATAACTACATGGATAGCCATGATGATGTACATTTAAACAATGTATTCAAAAAGTCATTAGAAGAAACTAAAAAGCTATTCTTATTGCACGATCATAAGTTTGAAGTGACAGCTCAAACAGGCAACATACTAAAGGCATACGAGCAAGACGGGCGTTTCATTTATTACGGTTTAAACAGTCCACTTGACACACAAGCACTATTATTAGACGTTGAAATAGAAAGAGCTAAGAATGAATTAGTTTTCAATGAGTATAAGAACCACAATATTAACCAGCACTCAGTAGGAATGTACTATGTTAAGATTGATTTAGCAATTGACAACCAAGATGATAAAGAAGCCTATGCACTTTATAGAAAATATTTACCACAAATCGGAAACGCTGACAAAGTAGAGAAGCAGGGTTACTTTTTCGCGGTTCAAGAAGCTAAATTAAAAGAAACAAGCGCGGTTTTAATGGGTTCAAATGACTTAACAGGCATTTTTGATAACAATAAATCAATTAAAACTATCGACGAAGCGCAAAAAATGTTCGACTATTTAGGTAAAAACATAGAGAATAAGGAAATTTTTTCTAATCTTTGTAAGCAGTACGTTGATACTTTTAGTCATATTGAGCCGCTTAAAGGCACTCAAACCGAAAAAAAGCCATCTTTTTACGAACTAATGAGTAAATAAATATTAATAATTAAAATTAAACAAAATGAAATTTAAAGAATTTTTAGCAACTAAAGAAGTAAGTGACATTACTAAGTTAGATGCAGATGCACAAGCGAGCTTGTACAATGAGTACAACGAAGCAAGTAAAGCGGCTATTGAGTCAGCTATCGAATTAAAAGCATCTACTGAAGATGTAAGCGCAATGAAAGCAGAATTAGAAGCTAACATTACAAAGCAATTTGTAGCACTTCAAACGGTATTGAAAGAGCAAGGTGTTTACATGAAGAAACTTTCTAAAGGTGAAGCTGAAGCAAAGAATGTAACTATCAAAGAATTGGTAGATGCTAAATCTGATGCTTTGAAAGCATTGGCAAGTGGAGCAAGTAGAGAAAATGTAAAGTTCACAGTTAATAAGGCTGATATGTCTTTAGCTGGTAACACAACTGGACAAATACCACAGGCTGACAGAAACCCAATGATAGGCGATGTAAAGGAAAGAGCTACAACGCTTTTAGACATTGTTACTGTTGGTTCAATTGGATCTAATGTTAAAGAGTGGGTTTATGTAACCAATGAAAGTGGTACAGCAGGTGCAACTGGTGAAGGACTTATTAAGAACAACATTGACTTTGATTTAGTTGTTGGTTCTCAAAAAGTTGAAAAGATCACAGCTTACATTACTGCAACTGATGAAATGTTAGAAGATGTTGAAGGAATTACTTCTTTGATTCAAAACAAACTTACTACTAAAGTTAGATTAGCTTTAGAGCAAGGTGTATACAGTGGTTCAGGTGTAAGCCCAGTTCTTAACGGAATTGTAACAGTTTCTCCTGTTTTTGCAGCTGGTACTTTTGCTGGTACTGTTGACAACGCTAACGAAGTTGATGTTCTTGCAGTAGCACAGAACCAAATTGAATTGGCTAACTGTCCAGCTCCTACAGCTATCTTTATGAATCCTTCAGATGTTACTTCTTTGTTATTGCAAAAAGTTTCTTCGACTGATAAGCGTTATATTGAAAGACTTCAATTAATCGCTGGAACTCTTTCTTTCGATGGTGTACCGGTTATTAAGTCTACAATGGTTACGGCTGGTGATTTCCTAATGGGAGACTTCACAAAAGCGAACGTGGATTACAAGAAAGGTTTTACTGTTGAGATTGGTTACAACGCTGATAACTTCGTTAAAAACTTCAAAACGATTAGAGGTGAAGTAAGAGCTGTTTGTTACGTAGAAAACAATGATAGAACATCATTCGTTTACGGAAATTTCGTGACAGCAAAAGCTGCTTTAGAAACTCCATAAGAGTTGTTTATTTTACAAGGGAAAAGAGCCGTGCATTATGTACGGCTTTTTTTTTGTCTTAAATTATCTTAGATTTACATAAACATAAAATTTACTACAATGGCAAAGAAGCAAACAGAAAAGAAAAAACCAGCACCAAAAAAAGAAGCAGTAAAATTAGACCCGAACAAGGTTTATGATTTCATAGTACCAAAAGATACTAAGCACATGAAGAAAGGAACTTATACTATTGATGGTGTAATGGCTGAAGTATTAACTAAAAAAGGTTTGGGAAGTGTTAAATCTTAATGCAAACGATACTAAAAAGAATTTAAAAGACGAATTTGTTGACATTACGCTCAATGAATTAGCTTCTTCGTATAAATATGTTAGCGGTTTAGACAATGAAACCAAGCGATACTTATTAAACGATGGTGAAACATTCGACGATAGTAAGTTGTTTGAGTTTAAATTAAATTGGATCAGCTTATGGAGTGATTTTACAGTAGATGAATTAAGGCTGGTACCGATTGAGGGTAACGATGTTAATGGTTTAAGTGTTAACTGGCTTTACGACCATTGTAAGCACTTTTTAAAGCAACCTGAAAGCTATGTGCAGTTAAAAGAGTTCACGCACAAGAAAAAAACTTATAACATCATAGAACCGCTTAAAACGATTGGAGGCGCTGAAATGTTATTCGGTAAAGCTAATTTTAGGCAGTTCATGATTAGTAGCCAGTTAACCAAGATGATCGAAGAAAATAAAAATCAAGGTGGTATTCCTTCACTGGTTCAATTATTCGCTTTGTTATATTCAGATGGTAATGATTCTAGTGAAGACGTAGTACAACGTGCTAGGGTCTTTGGTGAAGTAAACGCTTTGTATGGCTGGTCAGCTTACTTTTTTTTTGTCGAGTTGTTAGAGAAATACAACGACTATTTCCGCTTATCTACGACCAAGAACCCACCAGCACCGATTCAAAGAGTATTAGCACAACAACAGCTAAGACGATTACTATCAAGAACCACTATTGGGAGATTGTTGCTATCAAAGTTGCGGAAACTGGAGTTTTCAATACTAACGACGTAACACCGCTTGAAGCAGTAATGAACAAAAGAGCGTTTGACGTTCTAAAAATATTTAACTTAAAATTAACAGAATGACTTACGAAGCACTAGTATTAATTTTTCAAACGGCTGCAAATGCTTATGTTCCATTAAGTCCAGCGCCACCTTTAAACTTTCATTATGATAAAGTTTGGTATAATAACGGGGCTGCTAGTAACGCTTATCCTTCAATGCTGTTTGAATGTTCGCCAGATTTTGAGTTAACAGGCGTTCAAAGTAATAACCGAACAGGCTTACAAACGTTTCAAGGTAAGCTGTTCTTTTATGACACGTTCCATGAGTCCGAAAGGGCTGCAATGACTGTATTCAAGAAGCAAAGCGACTTAAACGAACTTGCTTTAAAGGTAATAGGAAACATCAACGGTCAAACAAAAGCAACAGGAAAGCGACGCATTGAATGGGGCAAGGGGTTCTTTGGCTTAGATGTTCACAACCCTAAGTTAGTACAGGTTTTTATACCATTTACAGCAGTAATTCAAAGCGAATGTACACCGTTAACAGTAGCACCTTAAACAATGGCCTCAGACATAGAAGATGGATTGAAATTAATAGGTGATTTTATGGTAGATCAGCTTGTAAAGGTTCTTGATGTTCAAGGGCATCGAGCAAGTGGACAACTTCAAGACACTATGAGAAGCGTTGTTAATTCAAGCGCAAAAGGGTTTTCAATAACTATAATTGGTAAAGATTACGCTAAGTTTGTTGAAAAAGGAGTGCCAAGGGGGGCAAAGGTTTCAATAGAAGCGCTTTCGCAGTGGATAGAGGACAAAGGTATTCAAACGGGTGAACTAAGCGTTAAGAGCTTAGCTTTTGCAATACAGCGTAAAATATTTAATGAAGGTACTATACAATTCAGGGAAAACAAGAAAGGATTTGTTGAAGTTATGCTAGATGCAAACGCAACGTTAATTTTTCAAATGCTAACAAGGTTGTTTACTGAACAAGTTGCCGTATCTTTAAGCAAGACTATTAGCAAAAACAAACGAATACTAGAATCATAATGGCATTAACATTCTCACAATTAGGATCTGAAATAAGCACTGAAAAACTAGTGTATAGGCTGTTACAAAGTGATCCAGTTACTTATTCAGAAGTTCAAATGGAAATTAGGGTAAACGATCCTAATAATTACTTCAAGTTGCAACATTTGCCAATACTAGGAACTAATGATACATTTGATTTTGAAATTAATAGCATAGTTAAGGACTATTTTAGTGGTGAATTTTTACCATTAACAGGAGCGAACCAAAGCTCTATCGATACTGCTTTGGTTTTTATATTGTTTAGTCAAGTGAGAACAACAGGTGTTATAGAGCCTGCAATAGCTCCAATTACATTAACAGTTAAAAACATTACACAAGATACTTTTGAAATAGAAAACTTTAATATAGCTGATTATGATTGTGGTGACAATGGTAGCGCATCAAGTAAATTACTTACTTCAAGCCCTAGCCCGTTACCAATTGGAGACTTAACAAGTGTTCACGTTAGCTGTTTGACTACTTCTTACACTGGAGGTGTTACACCAAAGCAAGAATGGGAGATACAAACACTTTTAAACGGTGTTTTAGTTGCTACGACTAACGAAGCTGTTTTAGTACCTGATAGAAATATTCCCGGATACCTAGGTTTTCAAAAAGTT